TGCTGTCTTGGCTGTAGCCCTCTAGGACGAGGGTGGGCATGGCCGCGATGTGGAGGGCGTGGATTAGGTCGCTTTGGCGTTGGTAGTGCGTGATGTTTAGGTTGGAGATGTCTAGCAGTGGGGGCTGGGAGATCAGGACGCCACGCCGGTTGCTGTAAATCGGGACTACAGGGATGGTGTCCAGGCTGAAGCCGCCCGATTCTGTTAGGTCTACTGTTTCGGTGCTGCGGCCCAAGGTGTAGAGGTCGTAACGGCCTGGGTAGATCACGCGCATTACCTCGACCTGCTCTTCGCCGAACTCGTTGAGGGGGCGGTACTCGTAGTCGTGGATGCGGATTTGGGTCAGGCGGTTGGTGGCGTCCTTACGCCAGCCCCAGATCTGGGGGGCATCGACGTGGACGAAGTACGGGCGGCGGCCCATGGCGCGTTCTTCTGCCAGGTTGCGGGCTCCAGTCGCTGCCGGGAAGTCAACCAAGATGGCGCTATGGCCGTAGGTCAGGCTGCTGACCAAGGCGCGGCGGGCGTATTCGTTGATGCTGGAGCCGATGCCGTCAATGTTTTCTGCTAATTCGCTCCAGTACGGGTCGCCTTCGATGTGGATTGGTTTACGGAGGACGGCGCCAGCTGCTGTTTCGATTAGCCGGCTGGTGTACGGGGACAGGACGCTGCGGTTGATGCGGGTTTGCCAGGCTTCGTCGTCTTCGCGGGGTTCTTGTGGCAGGTACAGCTCAGCAAGATCGCGGATGTAGTTGGTGCCGTTGGTGACGGCAGCTACTACTTTCCAGTCCGGCATCATGCCAATCACTTCTAGTGATCGGACGAAGGGGGATTCGCTGACGATTGCGCCAGTTGGGGGGACGTTGGCGCTGTAAACCACGGGTGGACTCCTGCTGTGTGCCTATTTTGGCAGAGAATTGAGGGTTACCACTTTTCTCGGTTTGCCCAAAATGCGGCGCTCATTTTTCCTTTGGCGATATTTTTAGCGTGTCGCGCCTTAAATGATGCCCTTCTGGCCTTGTCCGACGCTGATTCTCCTGTTCGTGCTGGTGAGCCAGCTACGCCCTGCTGGCCGAAACGGATGAGTTTTACCGTGGCGCCTTCCTTTGCGAGGACGACGTGCGACTTTTTGGGGTGGGATGGGGTGCGCTTGGGTTTGTTGTAGCCGGCGAATTTTTCGCCACGGTATTCAATCGTCATCGGGGTCCTCCTCGATGTCCTCTTCTATTTCCACTAGGACTTCCACGCCGTTGAAGATGTTGCCCATGAAGCCGGCAAATAAGGGGGCTTCGCCGGGGGTTTTGAAATCGAAGGTGACTGCGGTACGACCCGTTTCGGCGTCCACTTCGATGTAGGTGGGGTAGCCCTGGAAAGTGTGGATTGTCACTTTTTCGTGGGCTTTTTGGCGGTTTTGGCGGATGCCTTGAAGGCAGCGGCGGTTGGGGCGCCCTTAGTTCCAGGTTTGCGCATGGATTCGTTGCTGCCGGCAGCGATGCGCTTGCGTTTTGCAGCAATGTTGCTATACAAACCAGGCTTGGCCATTACTTTTTAACCTTTTTGGTGGGTTTCTTCATGCCGGGGGGCATCATTTTGCCTGGCTTTTTTGCGCCTTTCTTGGGCATGGTCTTGTCGCCGTAATGGCCGGGCATGACAGAGGTGCATCTACCACACACGATAGTCGGTCGAGTGCATTGTTTCCGGTTTGGCGAGGTTGAAAACCTGCAAACACATGTATCCCAGTGCGTCGAATGCGTGATCCACGCCTAAGTTCTTGTTTGGGAGGCCGGTGCCGGGGGCGTAGGTGAGAGTGCGGAGAGATTTTATTAATTCTTTACATCTGGGGTGGATGTAGAGGCGGCGGGTGCCCGAGGCGTCGAGGAGGGCGGTGTTGACGCACGTGATTTTGTCGCGGATTTTCCAGGGTGCGCGAGGGCTGGATACTTTGAAGCCGGACTTTTTTAGGATGGTGTGGTCGGTGTAGCCCACGCCGCTGGTTTTCCGGGCGCCACCTGTTGGGTCCGGGCAGGCGATGATTCGGCGCTCCACGCCGTAGCGGCGTTGGATTTCTTCGCACAGATCCCAGGTGGTGGCGCCACCCGTCATGATGATTTCGTCGAATACCCACAGGTCGTTGCCCTTTTTCACCGCGCAAATCGCGGACATTGGGTCGATGTTGAAGTCCACCCCAATCAGCAGGGGGACGATGGGCAGGTCTTGGACGGTGGCGTCGATGTTCGAGTCGGAGAATGAGATGGCGACTAGGCCGGAGAGGTTCTCGAAGCTTGCCTCGAACTCTTGGCGGAATGTGCGAACGTCGAGTTGGCCTCGGGCGGCCTCGATTTCTTCCGGGGGGACGTTATCGCCCTCGATTGTGGTGAACTGCCACCGGACCCAGTTGGGGTCTTCGGCTTCTGCGCAGTAGCACCAGAGGTCGTAGAACCAGCTGGCCGTGCCATCCGGGGTGGAAATGAACAGGGCCCAGCCCTGTTTGTCGGCGAGGGCCGGGCGGATCACCTCGAACCAGACCTCGGAGTCCATGAAGGCGGCTTCGTCTAGGACTACGCCGGCCAAACTTCGGCCCCGGAGCGCCATTGCGTTCTCCACGCCCTTCAATTCGATGGTGCTGCCGTTGACAAGCTCCAGCTTGAGGTCGGTTTCGTTTTTGGACTTGATCCAGGCGCGGGGGACAAGGCGTTTTAAGGCTTTCCAGGCGATATCCTTCGCCATCCGGTAGGTCGGGGCGCAATAAAAGAAGGTTTCGCCCGGACGTTCGATTGCTCCACGCAGAAGTTCGATGCAAGAGAGGTAGCTCTTGCCGAATCGGCGGCCTGCGACGAGGACTCTGAAGCGTTTGCGGCTCGAAAACACCTCGCCCTGTGCCCACCGCAGTTGCAGCGAAGGTGTGTCGCTCATTTTTTAGGGGGGTACCTGTTTACAGTATCACAGGAAATGAACCCCTACCCCCGTGGGTGTGTAACAGTAAAGAGAAATGGGGTTGTACCAGTAGGTTCCCTGAGTGCTGCCTAGCGCCCCGCAACGCCGAACCCTGCCCCCAGTGGGAGGCAGGGCGGATATCGTCACACTTTGTAACGTCCGGCTCAGTCAAACCAACGGAGGGAGACGCTGGGCCCATGGAGAGGCAAGGCAGTCTCCCAACGCGTCAGCTTACCTTGGAGACTAGCTAGCGCGTCTGCCTGGCAGGCAGCGTGTGCGGTGGTGTAGGCACCAACCGAGTCGGAGGTGACAATACGGAAGCGGAACTGGGAGAGGTTAGCCATGGGGTGGGGCTGGTGGTGTACTCTGTTATTGTAGCAGGCTAGCGGCCGGGGTGGGAGTGTACTGTCACACTTTGTAACACTACCGCCCGAGCACCAGTAGCCGGCATTCCGTAACGGAACCGCCGCGATTCTCGCAACGGGCTAGGGCTTGGCGGTCCTGCTGTGCCAGGTTGACGAGGCCGAAGCCGAGCAAACAACCGGCGGCGATGGCAGCGAACGGGGCGAATGGGATTCGGTTCATTAGGTGAGCTGGTTTGCTTCTGTGCAATCCTAGTCCGGATTGGCCGGGATTCGAGCCCGCGACTGATGATCTTTCCTTATGGTTCGCACCGCGACTGATATGCGACGGCAGCCCAGTGAGACGGGTGAGACTATGGCGGCAGGATCTTAGCTTGCGACAGCTTAAGACCCTGCGAACTGAAAACACGAGAACGCAGGGGATCACTCCCCAAAGTAAAACAGCCCAGCAAACCACAGCAGAGCGTCACAGTTTGACTCGGGGTGATCGGTCCAATCGACGCCCCAGTCCGAGAACTGCAAGCCGGGGCGGTAGGGTTCAAGGTAGGAATCGAGATCACCCAACACGCGGACCGCAGGCCCTCCGGTGCTCAGTAGGATCTCGAACTCGGAGTGGGTTGACTCGCTGCCGACTTGGTGCCAGTCGGACCGCACCAACACCGATAGCGGCAACTCTCTGGCGTACTCGGTCACGTCTTCGCCTAGGCGATCACGCAACCCGTTAAGGTCCCAGCCCTCAGCGTCTGCCATGCAGCAGGCCGCAGGGGTTAGGTCTTCGGTATCACCACCAAAGGGACGGTCGGCATAGGTTGCCAGCTCCCACAGGGTTTCTATGGTCTGCATGGTTGCCCGAGCACTGAAAAAAGCGTCCCGGGTCTTCTCAGCTGTGGCCAGGGTGGATGTCGTCATGTTGTGAGCCTTAGGGTGGGGTCTCTTGTGCAATGGTAGTCGGAATCGGTCAGGTCGTCAAGCGTGCCAAGATTTCAAGTTGGCACCGTGCAGGATCTGAGGCCACGTCGGCAAGGTCTGCCGCCGGAAGTCCTGTTGCAGCAAAGTGAACTGTTGGCCCGTATTGTCCAAATGCCGCACCCATTGCAGCAGGGTGGCCGATACCTTGGCAGCAGTGCCAACGCTGAAGTTTTCGGAACCCCACAGGCTGATGGGGTCGCGCCATGTCAGCACTGTGAGTTGCGCGACCTTGGCAGATTTGCGCTGATAGATCAGCTTGCGGGGTGGGAGTGTGCGGGTCATTGTTCCAGCCGGTGGGTTTGCCGGTGCTGTATTGCCTCGCAATACTGGCAGCCGCTCCAGCTGATCTGCCTGCTCTGTTGTGTAACTTAACAAGCTGGCCGGTGGGGTTGCTTTTCCTCCTCTTATGTGTAAGGGTATGGGCTGACCTTCGCCACACCAGGCATGGAAACCACAACGAGACAGGGAAAGCCCCTAATCGCCACACTGGAAGCACTCCAGCGCGTCAAAGGTGGCCACCCTGAACCGATCCTTTCTTTTCGTTACCCCGGCGGCGTTTTGTGCAGTTCCTATTACCTTTCCACCTTCCAAAGCATCCCAGCCGGTGAGGGTCTCTGTCTTGAGGGACAAGGGACGTATTGCCAAGAACTGAGCCCTGACAGTGTGGCCATGCTCCAGT